AGGGCGATGCAAATTTATATGGACGAACTCAAAAAGGGGCTGAAGCTATGAACCCAGTTATTGATTTGACTAATATAATTGCGAAGCTCTATCCCGATGCGCAAGTTTTTGCTTATCAAGTCCCAGAAAATTATCAAAAAATGAACAAGTTACCGCTGATTAAAACTGAGGCGGTAAGCGAAACGAATGATGGTTATGGCTCAGACAAATATCGTCAAAGGCGGTACTTAGTCCAAGTCATGGCTTTTTTAGATATCAAAAAGACGGAAATAGAAAGTTTTAAGGACGAAGTCGATCGTGTGCTCGAAGCGAATGAGTTTTATCTCTCATACGCCGATGAATACATCGATGGCACCTATCCCGACGTTTTGGTATTGACAAGACAATATGCAATTACAAGGAGGAAAAATTAATGACTTTAGTAGGATTTAAAAGAGCTACAATCGGAATTTTAGGCCCAGACGGCGCAATTTTACCCGAAAAAAAATGGGTGATTGAAGGTAAAACCGATGGAGGCGCAACGTCAAGCGCTGAGATTACCGGTTTAAGTAAAGAACCGACAAAAGTATATGGCTCTGATGTGCTTTATTACATCTCGCAAAAAGGAACTGGCGACGTATCAATTAATTTAGGCGTTTTAGATTTGCCTGAAGAGTGTAACGATGCCATTTTAGGATATAAAGCTGGTACAACGGCCGGAGTTAGCTTTGTGGGCGAAGATACCGAACCGCCAACTTGTGCTTTGATGTTAGAGTCTAAAGACTTAGACGGCACGGTTGTAATGCTTGCGTTTTTCAAGGGCAAATTTTCGCGTGATGGCATCACTTTGGGAACTTTGACAAATGAAGCTAATTCGCCTGAAGCCGAAGCGTATGTATTTGCCGCTATGGCGGATGACAAAGAAGGCGAGTCTAAAGGGCAAACTTTGGGCAAGTTTATTGGCAAAGACGATACAACTGCCGAGGCGTTTACAGCTTTAGTTTTCCCAGATCCAGCGCAGCCCCAACCGTAGGTAAAGTAACCCCAACGGCTGACGGGGTAACCGTAGAGCTATCTTAAAATTTGAACAATGAGGCGAAATGAAAACATGGCAAGAATCTTTGAAATTAACAAAAAAGACGGTACTAATGTAGTGCCCGCTGGAGCGTCTCCGCTGACAATTACCGGGCTTGCTGCCGGGTCCGCAGTTGCTGCGGGCGATTATGTAGCGGTAGCAATCGAGGATGGTGCTAAATCAGTGCCGACCGATATTCAGGCATTTGCTGTGCCTGCTGCCGAACCAGAAACTCCGGCATCCACTTTTGACCCAGCCGGCGAGGTGAAACCGACAGAGGCGAATACGGTTGACGAAATCAAAGCGTGGTTGACTGCGCACACGATCGGCTTTGCGGGTAAGACACTTAAAGCTGACTTATTAGCTTTAGTACCGGCTGAATAATACTTTAAAGGGATAGTCTAAACGGCTGTCCTTTTTTTATTTTTAAAAAATTGGAGGAATTAACATGACAGAATTACGTATCGACTTACGGATTAAGGGACAAAGAAAAACATTTACGGAAGACTTTGTAGCTTACAAAAAAGCTTTGGATTACACAAAAGGCGAAGCTGAATTATTTGAAAAAGAAAATCAGCAACCAAATGCGGTGGAAGTTGCAACTTTTCAAGCGAACTTTGTAGCCGGTTTATTTAGCGATAAAGAAGTAACTGGTGAAGCAATTTTATATGGCTTAGACACCGAAGAAAAAGATAAAGTGATGGATATTATCCAATATCGTGTTTTAGGGCTTAAAAGAGAGGATAATCCTGACCCAAAATTAACTCCGCTCCAATAAAATGGGCCGAATTACACGAATTGCAGCTAAACGCGGTTAAAAGTATGCTGGCTCAAAATCCATCATGGAGCATTAACGATGTTTTAAACACGGACGTACGGTACATGTACGACTTGATGTTTGTAGCACGAGATAAAGAAACTCAAAAACCGCAAGAAGTAATGTCATTACACGATTTTGTTAAATCCTTGTAGAAAGGAGTAAAAAAATGGTACAAAACGGAAAACCGGTTGGGAATATGGTCATCAAACTCGGCCTAGACAGCACGGCATTTTCAAAATCGTTGAGCGGTGCGCAACGTGCGACGAAATCATCGGTTAAGGAAATGTCTGCAATGTTTAAAGTTGCCGACTCAGGCGGAAATAAAATCAAGGCCTTGTCATCAAAACAGGAAGGCTTAACCAAAGTTATCAAGGCTCAAAAAAACGAATTAACGTATTTGAAACAAGCCTACGAGAAAACTTTGGATGCCGAAGGAAAAGCAACATCTAAAACCGCCGCTGCTGCTGCCAAGTATAACGACGCGCAAGGAAAACTGGCCGGGTATGAAGGCCAACTAAAAACCACAGCCGGACAACTAGCACGTACTAAAGTTGAAACTGAAGGCTTAACCGGAATGATGAACCGAATGTCAGGGCCTATTGTTAAGGCGGGCGAAAACATTAAAAAAGTTGGCGCATCGGTATCGTCGCTAGGCGGAAAGCTGACAACGGCAGTCACCCTACCACTCGCCGCCGGATTTACTTATGCGGCAAAACAGGCAGTTGATTTTAATAGTCAATTGGCATCCACACGGGCTTTATTAAACGATGGCACGGTGCCAGTCGAAACACTGAACAAACAGATAACCAATTTAGGCGAGTCAAGCAAAAACTGGGCAAAACAATACGGTATCTCTACCACATCAATTAACGATGGGATGGAGGAAATTATCAAAAAAGGTTACAACTACGAGCAAACACTCGGAGCAATGCCGTCAATTTTAGATGCGTCTGTCGCGTCTGGTGATGATTTTAACACTGTAATGGACGCGTCCACGTCAATACTTGAACAGTTTGGCTTGAAGTCTGAAACGACAGCAGGAACGCTCAAAAACACGCAACGAGTAACTGACTCGCTAAGTTATGTCGCCAATAAAACGGCGGCAGGATTTAGTGACATTGCAAATGCTATGGAGTACGTGGGACCAGTTGCAAACAGCGCAGGAATATCGCTTGAAGAAATGGCGTCAGCGGTTGGGCTACTCTCGAACAATGGTATACAAGGGGAAAAAGCCGGAACAGCATTACGCGGCGCGTTAACTCGATTATTAAAACCTTCAAAACAGAACATCGAAGGTTTTACCAAATTAGGCATTAGCGCCAAAGAGTTTAAAGACGGCACGATGTCATTACCTCAAATGTTAGATCGAATTAAAAAGAATACAACTGGTTGGACTGCAGCTAATAAAACGGCAGCGGTTGCCTTGGCATTTGGTACCGAGGCACAATCCGGTATGAATATTTTAATCAACCAGGGTGGCGACGCCTTGCGTGGATTAACCAAAGAGACTAAAAACTCGGCTGGATATACCAAAAAATTGGCAAATCAATTAAACGACACGGACGCTAAAAAAATTGCGAAGTTTAAAGAGTCACTAAATGTTTTGTCAATCACAATTGGTCAAAAATTAATGCCAACTTTAACGCCAATTATTAAAAAGGCAACCGATCTAATTAATAAATTTAGCGACCTTGACGATGCCACGCAGCAAAATATTTTGAAGTGGGGTGCATTAGCATTGGCGGCAGGTCCGGCGCTTAAATTATTAGGTGGCGGTATATCTGTTTTTGGCAGCGTCACTAAAGGTGTCGGCAAGCTAAGCGGTAAATTAGTTGAGCTTGGAGCAAAAGCGGCTGAAAAAGCAGCAATCGCTGGAGCAACAAGCAGCATTGCTGAATTAGGCGCAGGCGCAACTGCAGCGGCAGGTGTTGGAGCTGGCGCAGCCGGAACTGGATTGAGTGCGGTTGTTGCTGGGCTTGGCGCTATTGCTGTTCCCGCGGCAATTGCAATCGGAGTGGTTGCGGCCGTAACCGGAGCCGTAATTTTAGGTAAAAAAGCTTATGATGATTGGCAATTAAAAGGTGCTAAATGGGGAACCGAGGTAACCGCCGAACAAGATAAGGCCTTGGATAAAGCGGAAGAGTTGAAAAAAGACGGTGTTGAAGCTATTCAAACTTATCAAGACGGGGTAACAACATCAGCTGATGAAATCGTTAAGGCTAACAAGGCTATTACAGACTCCATCCAAGCAAATATTGATAAAGAGTTTGAGCGCAAGCAAAAAAACGCTAAAGGTATTACAGATAAAGACACCGCAGCCGCTGCTGAAAAGCAAGCTGAGCAAGAAAAAAAAGTACAAGAAATGCAAGCAAAACAAGCTCAAAAAACTGCAACGGAAATTAATAATATTGCAATTAGAGCAAGTCAAGATAAACGCAAATTAACAGCAGATGAAGTGGCTGTTATTAATGGCATGTATGGTGCTATGAATAAAAACCAAATCATGAGTATTGTCGGTAATAAAAAACAAGCTGAGGCGATTGAGTTAAGCTAC